TAGTAAAGATAAATAACAATGAACAATATGTCGCAAAGTAACCACGAATACATGTTACGTCAAGCAATGATGAATGCTGGACTTGGTATTACTACAACACCAACTAGCATCCCCAGCGAAAAAACCAACGCCGAACGCCGCGCAGAGTTCCTTGAGACTGTAAGAAACTTCGTCTGCAAGGATCGCAACGTCACACACGGCGACGCCGAGGATAACTTCCGTGTGATCGCTGAGTTGTGGAATGTCTACATGCGCAACAGCAAAGGCGAAGAACTAAACAACAAAGACGTCGCGATCATGATGTGCTTGTTCAAAGTATCGCGCCTTATGTCTAACGTAGACAATCTTGAGAACTGGCTAGATCTCGCGGGCTATGCAGCCTGTGGCGGTGGGATAGTAATGAAGAAGTTAGAAGAAGAGAAACGCTGACAAAAAGAAAACCCGCTCTGCTTATCACAGGGCGGGTTTTTTATTTATCTCAGACCACTCAATCCTTCAACCAAACTCTTTCGATACTTATCTTCTTGTTCTCTTATCAGATACCTCTTTACGGTCTCCGATCCCAAGCCTTCTTCCGTTCCTTCAAGCCAGCTCAAGTATCTAGCAGCTTTCATTGGTTGTCTCTCCAACGAGGGCATGATTTGGTTTTGGCTAGTCTTCAATTTTCTAATACGGCTCGCATAGTCTTCTGGTGTCGTTGCTTGTTCCTTAGCGCGCATCACCAAAGACATTGCCTCTTCGCCGGTCTGTGAGGTAATCTCTCCACGCTCAAACTCCCTCTCGCTTAGATTACTATAGTTCACAGCAAACGCGCCGCCGCGGCTCGGCATGCCCGTCAACTCGTCATACAACCGGCGCCGACGACGATCATCATAGCGCAGATTCTCGTCCTCGTCTAGCCAGTTACGCGCAAGCCGCGCGACCTGCAAGTGTCCGATCACACTATCCTGCATCAAAGCCTTCAGCACCAAGCCAAAGTCTTCGCCGTCATCAAGCGCTTTGGTCGCAGCCGCCACGCGCTTTGAGATATCATATACAGCATCCAACGCTGGCATCGTCGCCACGCCCTGCGCCGTTCCACCCGCCGCGGTGTCAATAGCCATCTTCGCAATGTCGCCCGCGAATCCAAAGGTGCCCAGCTTCTGAGCCATCGTCAGAAGTTTCTGTCCGAGAAGCTGTCCGCCATCAGCGCCAAGTTGTCCTTGATTCTCCTGCATCCAGCTTTCGAGTTCGTTCCAAGTGATGTCCTTGCCCTCGCGGTTATTGATCCATTCCTGCACAGCGGAGACAGCGCCGCCGCCCAGCACACCAATCAGCATCTGCCCGATCAGCGGCTTAACATTACCCTGCATCGCGGGCTGTAGAGCATACTTCATGAACGAGTCATACTGTCCGATGCTCCACTTGCTCCACGTCAGATAAGGCGCCGCCGCGCCCTCAAGCACAGAGGCGGGCAGTTGTCGCATGTCATAAGAACCCTGCAACAAACGCCCAACCTGCGCCGCGAGATCAGCGTCAGACCGCGTGCGCCAATCAGGACTAAGCGTGTCAAGCATCTGCGTAGCGTTCTTATCGCCGCTCAGCGCGAGTCGCTTGTTGTATTTCACAACAGTCTCGCCCCAGCCCTGTGCGATCGTGCGCGCGACGGTCTCAAGCTGATTTAGGCCCGTGAACTTACTCAGTGTCTCAGCCGCCTTCGACATGAAGCTCACAGAATCGTCGCCGATTCCGAGCACCTGACGCATGTTCTGCGCGGCATCACGCTTGTTCAGGCCCGAGGCATAAGAGCGCTCCTTAAGCGCCGCCCAATCGCCGAGTCGATTAGTGAAGTCAACCAAACCCGCCGTGTATTCACCGGCGGGAAGATAGACCAAGCCCTTGACAAGAGACGTACCGATATCACCAACCTTGGAGACAGGTCCGATCGTCGCCACGCTCACAGCCTTGCCGAGATCGGTCAGATTTCCGCCCACTTTCTGCGCCGGTGTGCCGCGATACTCGCGCAGAATAGACTGCACGCTCGGCTCGTTGATGATATTGGGCGTTGAAGCCAAGACATTCGCAGGAATAGGCTGGTCGTTGAAATAACTCTTTGCGCCCAACGCAGCCATCGCCTCAGGCGACGACTCAACGTGCTTCTGATAAGCGTAGTCCGTAGCCGAACGACGCGTGTAGTTATCCAGATTACCAATCAGATCATCACTGCGCCAGCTAGGCGGCAGCGGATAACCCTCAGGCTTACGCGCACCGGAGAACGGAATGCCGCTCTCGATGCCCGGCGGCTTCGAAGTAATGTTGATCTTCTCTTCGAACTTCTCCAGCGCATATTTCTGCGCCTCGGCCAGACTAGCGCCATCGGCTTGACGAAGCTGAGTGTTCCACTGAAGGAAGTCATTCTTCAGTTTGTCATATTCAGGCGATCCTTGCTTGGTCGTGAGGATATTCTTAACCTCTTCCGCAATCGCGTGCAGAGGAATATAAGTCGGATTAGATCCACGCGCACGAAGCCCAGCGGTGTCTCGCACAGTCATGCCCGCGGCGTTATAGTCATTGACGATCGCCGGGAGATAATCATTGCGGATTTGATCGTAGGCCGCGCGAAGGTCGGCTGGCGGCGTTGAGCGAGTGTTGTTGTCGAACTCTTGCGAGAGGTGCATGAACAACCTCTTCTGATCCTCAGGCCTAAGTTGCGTCGCGAGGGAATACTTCGAAGACCACTCGCCCGCTTTGAAGTCTCGGGTGTTGTAAGCAGCCTTTACGTTCGTAGCTACGTCAGCGAACGGTCCGCCCTTTGAGGCGAGATAATCTAGCTCAGAAGGCTTGGCGATCTCAGAGCCGAGGCCGCGTTGATAACGGATGTCTGGACTTTCAGTTTGAAAACGCTGAGATAGCGGGATGACATTCCCATTTGAGTCTCGCGTGATCGGGTCGGCGGACTTAATTTGATTTGAGTTCCAAACTTTTTTCCAAAGAACTCCCTCAGGCATTGCTTTTGAAGTAAATCCATATTTTCTGTTAGACTCTCTCGGTTGTGGAGAAAATTCAACTCCTGCAAATGGATTATTTTTGAGTGGCTCTCCTTCTGTTTTTACATAAAGTGATAAAACTTTTCCTTCGCCACCATCATATTTTGCTCTACCTTCTGCCCACTTTTTAGCCATTAGTTTATCATTAGTCAAATAGATTCCTGGCCCATAATTACCAGAGTGACTTCTCTTAAACTCATAAAAATCTTTATTTGTTCCATGATACCAAGGACCTAAATACCCAGCCGCCTTCGCCGCCTCATCAACCATCCGTTGAGCAGTCGCCATATCACCAGACTCAACTGCAGAAAGATAGGCATTGTCGTCAATTGGAGCACGCTGCATCCTTTCTTCTCCAACATCACCCTTCGCCACAGCAACACCCTTCCAAGGCACAGCCTCAGTAGTCGCATAGTGCATCCAAGCGAGCGCGTCTTCGGGCGAGAGCTTCATCCCGATCATGCTCTTGACTGACGACTTTAGCGCATTAAACCACTGACGAATTTCGCCGGGCTTCGCTTTAGGATACGCCTCACCGAAAGCCTGAACGAGACCTTCTTCAAGCGCAAGATCCCTTGCGACCTGCTCAGTCTTACCTTCAGCCAAGCGCGCAGCATACTCACGCTGATACGCCTCAGAACCCTCAGCGGTGTCCATCAGCGAACGACGCATACGCTCATTGGGCGACGTCTCAAAAACATCGTGACCAATTTCATGAATAGCTGTGTCAGCCGTGGCTGCAAGGGGATTGATGTAGACAACGCGCTCGCCATTTTCGTTGATGATATACGCGCCACGAATGCCTTGAGCTTGTTGCTCTGGCGTAGCGGGCACAATCTTCAAGCCTCGACGAGCCGCAAGCTGAGCAGCCGCGTCAAGATCAGCCTGATTGAGCAAGCCTTCGCCACCAGCACGTTGCAAGCGCGAGTATAGATCATTCGCGATAGCACGCGCGTCAGCGAGTTCTTGCTTGGCTTGTGCGATTTCAGGCGCAATGTCGCCACGAATAGCTCGACGCATCACAGCAGGCGTACGCTCAGCCAGTTTCAGCAACTCAGCCTGACGCGCTTGCAAACTCTGCAAACGAGCCGCAGCCTCATCACTCAAAGCCTGAGCGGCCTCAAGATCCTGCAGCTTACGCAATTCAGCAGCGTTCTGCTCGGCCTCAATGCGAGCATTCTCTGCCTGAATAGCCTCAGCCTTCGCGGCTTCCTCAGGCGTAGGCTTAAGAGCTTCTTGCAGCGGCACACCTTCTTCGGCTTTTACAGCCTCAGGCGCACGACCGAGAACTTCCTCCGTAGTCGCAGCGGCGCGAATGGGCCGAGCAACTTCAGGAGTCCATCCTTCGGGCGCAACGCGACTTCCACCTTCAGGCGTGAGAGCCATAGAACGCTCGCGGCCAGCGCCCATCTGCTGGGCAAGATATTCAGGCGTCTGTTTCTGCGCGGCAGACGCTAGACGATTATCTTGATAGCGGCCCATTATCGTAGCATCTTCAGGCCGCAAGAACTGATCTCGAATGCCGCGCTCATGCGCAGCATTCAAAGCTTCCTCAAGTGAGGTCGCAAGGAAGTCAGGAAACTTTTCGGGATTTTGAATAACGTCATAAACCTCAGGCAAGCCAGCCAACTCAGCAGCCATACCTTTCGGCAGACGCTGCTTAACTTGCTTAGCTGTGCGTTCAATGTCTGCAATGCGCGTCGCCTCGGGTTGTTTCCACCATTCCATCTCAGGGCGTGTCTTAAACAACTCAATCTCGCGCGGAGTCATTCCGCTTGTATCAACTGGCGGAACTTCGCCAGCAACCTGCGCTTCAGCAGCGGCAGCAACCTGCGACTCAGCCGCCGCAGTACGAAACGCAGCGAGATCCATCGGAGACTCGGCCGCAGCAACATCAGGCTTTAGCGGAGTCAAACCAATTCGACGACCAAGCTTCGTAGGATCAGCGAACAAACTACCAAGCGCAACGTCAGCAGCAAATCGCGGCGCAGAGAACTCTCCGCCTTGGGACATGTTAACCAACTGACCAGCGGTCGAACCCGCGACGTTCACGCCCACATTAGCAGCCGCCGGGAGGAAAGCTGCGCGTGCGGCGTCCTTTTCAAAGCTGGCCAAAGGAGCAGTCAATCCTCGAATACCTCCAAACGAAGGCTTCAACGCAAGCGCATTCGGAGCAAAGCCACCGAGATAAGACGCGACGGGTTGATCTTGCTCTGCTTGAGCGAGTTGCTGCAAGGCTCCAGGAGCAAACTCTTCAAGAGCTTTTTCCTGTAATTTGCCAGTTCCATATCCCGCAGCCAAACTTCCCGCGATCACAGCAGGAATGCCCGTCCAAGGATTGGATAGCGCAAGCGGCGCAAGATAAGCACCTGCACCAAGACCAGCCGCACTAGGCAACACGTTGCCCAAGAAAGAAGTTCCCGCTGCACGCAGAGGAGACATCTTCTGTTTGCTCGCCGGAGCAGCTACAGGATTCTCAAAGATATTACCCTGTTCGTCTACATCATAGACGGCAGGATCATATCCGTTATCTTTCAGCCACTGATATTGTTCTTGTGTCATAGTCTTAGAACATTGAAGGTCCGAGATCCCGAGTTTGGAACTCCTGCATTTCTTTAATCTGTTTCAATCGCTCAGCTTCACGCTGGCGCTTAGTCTCTTCCAATCGAGCGGTGCGTTCAGGGGTCATAACACGAGGCATATCAAAGATGGCTTCACCAAAAGGCAAAGCATTGATTGCACGATCAGTTAGCGTAGCAGAACGCGGCTGCGTAACAATAGGCGACGCATTAGTCGTAGTCGCAGCAGCCTCAGCAGGCAAACGCCCACCCATCGTATTACCAGTCGCACGGTCAACCTGTGCACCGCCTCCAGCAGGAGCTTTAACCTGAGGATAAACCTGTCGCGTAGTCGCCGGAGTTCCGGGCATCGTACCAAAACCCTGCATTCCGGGATTCACAATGCTAATAGATCCAGAGCGCGGGTCCATGACAGCCAATCCACCGCCCGGCAAACCAGTCATAGAAGGCTGGTTAGCCTTCAATAGACTTTGACCAAACGCAGCATCAGCCAAAGCATTCTGAGTGCGCATGTTTTCAATGCGCATA